AAATGATCGTCGCTGAGCGCCGCTATGCGCGCCAACATCGCGTCGATTTCAGCTTTCTTCCTGATGAAAGCGCTGAGCGCCGCCTCTTTCCGCCTTGTGTTGCTCATGTCCGCCTCCGTTTCGTTGGCGACATACACGCGTAGATCAGACGCAAAGTGAAGCGGAATCTTCCAATGATTATCGCAATAATCGGCAAAGGCGGCATATCGGATGATTGAGCACAACAGGGGCGGCCGCCCGCCACATGCGCCGACCGAACGCGACCGGAAAACCGTCCAGGCGATGGCCTCCTACGGTGTGCCACAGGACGAAATCGCCTTCGTGATCGGCATCGACGCCAAGACCCTGCGCAAGCACTACTACCGCGAGCTCACGATTGCGGCGACGGTCGCCAATTCGACGGTGGCGCAGAGCCTGTTCCAGATTGCGACCATGCAGGATCACACCGCCGCAAAAGTCGCGGCAGCCAAATTCTGGCTCGAGTGCCGCGCCGGCTGGAGGCGCGCGAGCGCCGAACCGCAGGAGAACGAACTTCTGTCGGGGTCGCTTGGCAAGAAAGCGCAGCAGGCCCACGCCGCGGCAACGGCCGGCGCCGGCACCGAGTGGGGCGATGACCTGATCCCGCCGGGCATGATGAACTGACAAGCATGTGGAACACGGCCTGTCCCGACTGGGAGCGCCGGCTTCTGGCCGGCCAGTCCCTCGTCCCCGACTTGCCGCTGTTCAAGGAGGAAGCAGAAAGAGCGCTGCGCATCTTCAAGCGCCTGCGCGTTCCCGACATGCATGGCCTGCCGAGGATGGAAGATGTCGCCGGTCCGTGGCTGTTCCCGATCGTCGAGGCGATTTTCGGCTCCTATGACCCGGCCACGAACCGCCGGGAGATCCAGGAGTTCTTCTGGCTGATCCCGAAGAAGAACGGGAAGTCGTCGACCTCGGCCGCAATCATGGTCGAGGCGCTGATCGTCAATCGGCGGCCCGAGGCAGAGTTTGTTCTGGTCGCGCCGACAAAAGAAATCGCCGATATCGCTTTCAAACAGGCGGCCGGCACGATCCGGGCCGACCCCGAACTCAGTAAACTCTTTCACATTCAGGGCCACTACGTCCGCACGATCACCCACCGGCGCATGGGAGCCTCACTGAAAGTGAAGGCGGCCGATACGGACGTCATCACCGGCGGCAAGCAGGTCGGCACGATGATCGACGAGCTGCATGTGCTCGCCGCGAAGGCGAACGCCGCCGACATCATGGTGGAGCTAAGAGGCGCGCTCGCGGCGAGGCCGGATGGTTTTCTGATCACGGTCACCACACAGTCCAAGAAACCGCCGCAGGGAGTATTCAAGGCGGAACTGGAAAAGGCCCGGGCCGTGCGCGACGGCGAGATGAAACTGCCGCTGCTGCCGATCCTCTATGAGCTTCCGCATCGGCTTGCCGTAGACGGCGGGTGGCGGGAACGCAAATACTGGCCGATCATCAATCCGAATCTCGGTCGGTCCGTTGACGAAGGGTTTCTCGAACGCACGGTTCAAGAGGCGGAGGCCGAGGGCAGCGCGCAGCTGGCGCTGATCGCATCGCAGCACTTTAACGTGCAGATCGGTCAGGGGCTCACGACAGACGGCTGGCCCGGAGCCGAGGATTGGCAGTCCTGCGCAGATCCGGAGTTGACTCTCGACGAGCTGCTCGCCCGTTCCGAGGTCGTGACCATCGGCGTCGATTTCGGCGGCAAGGACGATCTTTTCAGCCTGTGCGTCCTCGGGCGAGAGCCGGGCGCCGGCATTCTGAACCGCCGTCGGTGGCTGGCATGGGGTCATAGCTGGTGCCATCAGGTCGCAGTCGAGCGGCGAAAAAACGAAGCCTCCCGCTACGATGATTTTGTGAAGGCGGGCGAACTCACCGTGGTCGACCGGCTCGGCCAGGACATCGACGAGGCGGTCGATGTGATCCGGAAAGTTTACGACAGCGGCCTCCTCGCCGGCATCGGCCTCGACCCCAATCGCGTCGGGCCGTTGCTCGGCGCGCTGGAGGCGGCTGGCGTTACAGCGCCGGAGGGCGATGACGAATTCATCTCCGCAGTGACGCAGGGGCGCGTGCTTGGCGGCGCGGCGATCAGCACTGAGCGGAAACTCAACGAGGGCGCACTGACCCACGCCGGTCAGGCGATCATGGCGTGGGCGGTCGGCAACGCCAAAGTTGAATGGATCGGAAACGGGCTGATGGTGACGAAGAAGGCCTCCGGCTCCGCCAAGATCGATCCGCTTATGGCGCTGTTCGACGCGGTGTTTCTGATGGACCGCGATCCTGAACCGCGACATTTGGGGAGCGTCTACGAAAAACGGGATCTGCTTATGCTGCGGATCGGAGCGTAAATCGCATGGGTTGGTTTTCGCGCGCGAAGGCTCCCGAGGCAGTGACAGCGGTCAAATCCTCCGGCATTCCCTCGCAGGGCTTCCTGCCAACGCTCGGCTCCGTGCCGTCTTCGTCGGGGGCGCTGGTCTCGCAAGCCACGGCGATCACGGTGCCGACCGTTTATGCCTGCGTTTCGATCCGCGCCGAGGACGTGGCGCGTTGTACGCCGCGGCTCTATCGTCCGCTCGCCGACGGAAGCCGTGAGCCGGTCAAGGATCATCCGGTCGCCCGCCTGTTCAAACGACCGAACGCCATTCAGAACTGGTTCGAATTCGCGGAGCAGATGACGACGGGCCTGCTCCTGCGCGGAAACGCCTATGCGGTGATCCTGCGCGACCGGCGCGGACGCCCCGAGCAGTTGATCCCCGTCAATCCCGACGCGGTCATGGTGCTGGAGGCGGCGGACGGGCAGATTTTCTACAACGTCAATAGGGTGGGCCTCTATCAGATCGCCGTGCTACGCGGCCTCCCGCAGAGCATCCCGGCGGAAGACATCTTTCATCTTCGCGGCATGGCCTTCAACGCGACGGTGGGTCTCAACCGGCTCGGCGTGGCGCGCGACGCTGTCGGCATCTCGATCGGTCTCATGCAGCAGGCGGCGCGGTGGATGAACAATGGCGCGCGGCCCTCCGGCGTGCTGCAGACGGACAAATCCCTGACCCAGCAAGCGGCCGATCGCCTCAAGGCCTCCTGGAACAGCCTGTTCACCGGCATCCAGAACGTTGGCTCCGTCGCCGTGCTCGAAGAAGGGCTCGAATGGAAACCCATGTCGCTGACGTCGGTCGATTTGCAGTTCATCGAGCAGCGCAAGCTATCAGTGCTCGATATCTGCCAGTGGTTCCGGGTTCCGCCGCACAAGGTTGGCGTCGTCGACGCCAACGCCAAACTGAATCAGGCGCAGGCGGACCAATCCTACGTGAACGAAACGATCATGCCCGATCTCGAGAGATGGGAGCAGAAGTGCGTCCAGACTTTCGACCTCGACGACGAAGGTCTTGAAGTGGATTTCGACGAGTCGTCATTGCTGCGCGCCGACATCATGACGCGGATCAATATCGGCCGGCTCGCGGTCATGTCGGGGCTGATGTCGCCAAATGAATGGCGAAAGAGCGAGAAGCTGGCGCCAGTCGAGGGCGGCGATCAGGTGCTTGCGCCCGTCAACCTCGCGGCGCTCGGCAGCGATCTCAGCGGGACTGCGCCGGATGGCGCCGGCCGCCCGCCGAAACATGAGGAGAATCCGGCTGTATGAGTCTGAAGCACAAGTTTCTGCCGGGCGCAGTCGTTGAGGACACGACGCTCGGCGAGCGTCAGATCCGCGTGATCGTCTCAACGCCAACGCCGGACCGGGTGAAGGATGTGCTGGAGCCGGGAGGCGTCGATGTCTCCGCCTATCGCGCCAATCCGATTGTCCTCGCCGATCACGATCGCGCCGCGCCGATCGGCACCGCCGAAATCGAGATCAAGTCGGATCGCGTCGAGGCGGTCGTCACCTTTGCCCCGGCCGGCGCATCGTCGAAGGCCGACGAATATTGCGCGCTCGCCAAAGCCGGCGTGCTCAACACCGTGTCGCCCGGATTCATCGAGAAGGAGGCCGCGCCTATCAAGGGCGGCGGCGTCCACATCACCCGTTGGGAGCTTCTGGAGCTCAGTCTGGTCACCGTTCCCTGCAATGCCGAGGCGACCGTGATCGAACGCCAACTTACCGAACGCAACTGGCGTGTCGGCGCGTCGCTTAATCTTCCGACCGCGCCCGCCGACGCCGCGGCGACTGCAATTCTCGACGCGGACACGCTCGACGCCAGGACGGCCCACAAGGGCTTCCTCGCCTATGACGCCGCGGCGGCGGGCAGGCCCGAGGGTTACGCCATCCCCTTCGCCAAACTGGTCGAGGGGCGCCTGATGGTCGACGCCGGGACGATTGGAGCCGCGCGCGCGGCGCTCGCTGGCGCAGCGTTTTCCGACGATGTCATGACGAAGGCGGCCGCTGTTCTGGACCATTATGACTCGCGGGTGGATACCGACACGAAAGCCGGCCGCGTCCTCTCGAAGGCTACGCATGCGCGCATCAATTCGGCCTGCAGGATGATCGAGGAAGGTCACGCGCTGCTCAAGGCCATGCTCGTTGAAATTGAATCGCCGGAAGAAGACGCCGGCGAAAGCCAAGCCGAAGAGTCCCCGCCCGACACGGGCAAGGCGGCGCCGGCGCTGACACAGCGCGCGCGCGATCTGGCTGTCCTGAAGTTCAGGGCGGCTCCCTGACGCGCGACAGGCGCGACACCTCATCCATCCCTAAAACACCCAACGCTGCGCACTCCCCGACGCGGCGCGAAAGGTCATGTCATGTCGAATATCAAGGAACTCCGCGCAGCGCGCGAGAAAGCTTTCGCCGCCTTTGAGGCGCTCGCCACCAAAGAAGACTTCGCCACCGAGGATCAGCCGGAATATGATCGGCTCAAGGCCGAGATCGAAGCTTGCGACGCCCGGATCGAGCGCGCGCGAGCGGCTCAGGATCTTGCGGCCAAATCGGCGCAGCCGGCGCCCGGTCAGGACCCGGTCACCGACGCCCGCATTCCCGCGGCTCCCGAGACCTCGCCCTACGCAAAGGAAAAATCGCTGCTGCTCGGCGGTATCGCCAAGATGATCGGCGTCGGCA